TTGAAGATTATTTTCAATGATGCGACGGAACTGACAATCCAGTCTGCATCGATCCGTGCAGATGGAGGTCTCCTAATTAAGACCATATCGGCAACGGAAGAAGAACTGAGATCCATGTTCCAGGACGAGTTCAAAACCAAGAAGATGACCGTTACAGAACGGGAGTCCACAGTCGCAACTTATGAGAATTACACCAATATGGACGCTATCGTGAAGTATACGGCTGGAATTACCGGTGTGATTCTCTACAAAGTTGGCGAGACACCAGCAGAAAAAACGGAGGCTTTAGCATCAGAGAATGCTGAACTGAAAAAGACTGTTGATATGCTCAAGGAATGCATTCTTGAAATGTCAGAGTTGGTATATCAATAATGGTAACTATATTAACAAACTTATTCATATTATTACAAAACAATGGAGGTAAAGAAATGATGGCAATGTTATGGGCACAGCAGATTATGTTAGGAAAGAAGACTTATGGTCAGGTTCCAAGATTACTCAAGGACAAGGTAAAAGAAGTCTTGGAAGATTCCGGAATGGGAGAGCTTGCGAATGACAAATAGTGAGGCGGTGATTAATATGGGAATACGTGCGAGACCGATAGGTCTTTTTATTTTACGCAAAATTCAAGAATCGAGGTACATAGAGTGTATGTAGACGTAAACACAATCATTATGGCCGGAAGTCTTTTGACAGCCGTAGTGGTTATTTTTTCTGCTATTTTTGCGGTGTACAAGTGGTACTTAAAACAAAATCAGCAGGACGTAGAAATTGGAAGAGTAAAGTCAGAACAATGCTTGCTGACTTATGGAATTCTCGCTTGCTTGAAAGGACTTAAGGAGCAGGGGTGCAATGGTCCAGTAACTGAGGCAATAGACAAGATTGAGAAGCATATAAATAAGCAAGCGCATGATCAGGAGGATTAGATGATATGGATATTACAACATTAGGAACAGTAGTTGGAATCGTAGCAATCTGCTATGTGATTGGACTTGGCTGTAAGGCTTATGAGAAAATTCCGGACAAATGGATTCCGGTCATCATGGCTGTATGTGGCGGAGCTCTGGGCGTTGCCGGACTCTACACGATGCCGGACTTTCCGGCCGGAGATGTGATTAATGCAATTGCGGTTGGAATGGCGAGTGGGTTGGCAGCGACCGGAGTAAATCAGTTGTATAAACAGCAGTGTAAGTAGATGGCGAGTAATCGTCCTCTTATTGATAGGAGTGATATTATGGCAGTAAGAATTGGAAGCGCACGTATTAATGAGAAGGGCACCACCACCGGAGGAAAAGCCGGAGATCAGACCGGTGGAGAAGTGTCTATACAGAATTACTATCTGCACAGAAAAGGTTGGTACGTAGCAAGACCGAAAGATCCAACTGTAGCAGAGAAGATTGCACAGGCAATGGAAGCAGCGTGCAACAATAATCACATCGGTTATTGCCAGGCACACAGAGACAGCCTTAGAAAGATTGCGGTTAAGTATAACTATAATCTCAGCAAGGTCAATGTTGATGTGGAGGCAGATTGCTCTGCACTGGTCAGAGTATGCTGCTTATATGCCGGAATACAAGTTGGAGATTTCAACACAGCGTCAGAGCTGGAAACCTTGCGAAAGACAGGAGCGTTCGAAATCCTGAAAGATGATAAGCGCTGCAAGGAAAGTACATATCTGAAACGAGGGGATATTCTTGTTACACGCACAAAGGGACATACAGTTGTAGTCCTGGACAATGGATCTGGAGTGACTTCCTCTTCAAAGAGCACCAGAGCTTATGTCGCCGGACAAGTCTATGCAACACAGGTGGACGACCTGAGCGTCCGAACCGGTCCGGGAACCAATAATCCGGAAAAATCTTATGCGGAGTTATCCAGTAATGCACAGCAACACGCGCACGATAACGGGAGACTCAAGAAAGGCACGCGTGTAACCTGTAAGGATGTCCGCAAGGTTGGTAGTGACATCTGGATCAAGATTCCAAGCGGCTGGATTGCTGCATATTATGGTGGAAAGAAGTATGTAGGATAA